ACTTCCACTCGTTCCATAAGCGGTCAAGTTAGGGTAAATTATAGGAACTCCGCTCACATTATCGTATATCTCTCCAAATCCAAGCCAGAATTTTGCTACTGAATTAGTGTTACGAATGATTCCGTTTACGTTGAATGATCCTAAGTCATAGGTTACATAGTCTTTTACCACGTTCGCCACGTCTAAATTAATCGTTCCCACTCCTACTTGCTTAGGGTAAGTCAACCTTGCCACAGGATTAGTCTGCCCGCTCACGTTTACATCCACCAAAAACTGAAAGTTAGGTTGAGTTGAGTTACTTGAACTCACATTGAAGACGATTTCATTATAGGCGTTCTGCCAATCGTTAGGACTTGTTATAAGTGTTATTGCCATTGTTTAATATTATTTGACATTACCGTTGTAATCTGTTTACCTAATGCCTTACTTAGTGCTTGTGTATAATCGTTTACTACTTGCTCCGACATTGCGTTCTGAATAAATAAAGTCGGCTCGATGCCTTTGCGCTTAACTGAAACTCCAATACCATAAGCTATTTCTTTTAGTTCGGCTGTCTGTAATTTTTTCCTTTGCTTTTTAGTCAGGTCTTTTGTTTCAGAGTATCTTGATTCTATTTGTATCCCAACCTTACTAATCCACTTCATTAAAGATTTTTGAAATCCTTTACTAACGGTTTCATTTTTAAACGCAAATGGAGTATCATATTTTGTAACAGTTCCACTTACCCCTCTATCTACGAATGCGGCATACTTATTTCCGTTTATAACTACTACATATTCCTTGCCACGTTTGACCTTTGGAACTGCAATAATAGACTGAAGGAGGTCGCTGCTTGCGTTGCTTGAATTAGCCTCGATTAAGTTAGACTTCATTATCTGACTTATGTTCGTAGCCAACTCGTATAAACTCTGACCTATTGTGGTGTCAAAGCTAATCTCTTGCAAGCTACTTGCATCCGTTCCTAAATTCCCAAGTAATGATTTATAGTCCATCTGCTTCGTCTATTTGAAATGTTACAAGGTTTAAAAACTCAACAACTCCCATTTTAAAAAAATAATCCCATTTAGTCTTATCTCCTCCTGCTAAATTATTTATTGTTGCAATCCATCCCCACTTTTTGTAGAAAGGTTTAACTTCTCCAACTTGCCCATTAAATAGGTTGGGATAGCCTCCGATAATTTCTCTAAATAATTGCAAAAAAAAACCATTATAGGAGTAGCATCTTTTAACTTCATCTTTAATAAATCGCTCGCCACTTCTTTATGGATTGAGCCATTATACAACCACTCTCCAAAAAAGGATTTAACAGGGATGAGGAAAATAGCTAAGATATTGTGTATCTCGTCTGCGGGTTCATCCTTACCGGCAAAGTGGGCAAGGTCAATAAATTGGTCTGCACGAATTGAACTCAGTTTAGTGTTTAGGTAATACCAATTCCAACCTACTCGATAGAACTTTGATAGCTTTGCTCTTGGTATTGAATTTTCAGCGTCTAATAATTCCTGATAAAGTTCTCCTAAGTCCCTTACCTTTTCGCTCGATGCGTTAGGGTAAACAAACATTAGCCTCTCGAGCCAATCTTCTTTGGGAATTTGGTTTAACTCGATGAACTTTCTTAAGGTTAAATTAAAGTAAGCCTGTTTGATTCGCATAATCTAAAATATAAATCTAAGCCCTCATAGTAACATACTTGCCTTTCCTATTCTCGTTTAGCTTCATTAGTGCAAGGTAGCGTAGTGAGTCTATTAAGTGATTGTTAAAGTCGATAGGCTCGTTTATTAATTTACCTGCCTTGTCTTGCTTCCACTTGTAGGTCTTGAACTCTCTGGTCAAGTTTGAGCCAATTAAAACTATCTTAAACCTTCGTAAGATGTCGATTGAGTTTAGAATCGAATCCTTGCCTTTTTGCGTGGGCTTAATGTTCCACCCCATTCGATAGACCTCCTCGATTGATTTAGGTTCTGCGCTATCAGCAAAGAACTCATCCCTATTTGTGGCAAAGTCTTTTAGTCTTGAACTTATGTCTTGGTTTGTTAAACCTCGTTCGTAAAGATGTTCTTTGACAAATAAAGTGTCATCTCTCTTCCAAACTCCTACGACTGCGCTTGGGTCATTCGTAAAACCCCAATCTAATCCGAACCCGATAAACTTTGCACCTTCTGGAATTACAACTCCCTCACTCCAATTGTTGAAGACTAACCCTACTAACTGCCCTCTTTGACCTAAGCCAAATATCTTCCAATACTCTGGGTCTGCGGATGCTAAGTTCTCAATCTCTCGTTTAAGTGAATCGGGTAAGTGTGGGTTGTCCTTGTAAGTCGTGATTAAAAGCCCTGCATCCTCTCTTGGGATTACTTGGTCATAAATCCAATGTTCGAAGTCTGAAGGATTGTAGTCGATTATTATCTTACCCGTAGTTCTTAAAACTAACTGCCTCCAATCTTCCAACTCAAGTTCGTTCCCTTCATTGCAGAATAGCACGTTCCTCTTCCGACCTCTAATCTTTTGAGCGTCATCTGTACTGAAGAACTCAATTAGATTGCCATTAAGCGTATAGGTGTTCTCGCTTTTGTTGTGGTACTTTTCTTCGTACAAACCTACCTCTTTCAATATCTCAAAGAAGTCCCTCATTGCACTTGTCTTGAGTGCGGGTAAAGTCTTCCTAACTATCGAATAGGTCAAACCCTTGTAAGTGGTTGCAGTTCTGATTATCCATTGAAGAGCAGAAAAAGTCTTGCCCGACCTTGCACCGCCTTGTAAGACTGCAATACGTTTGCCTTGATTCTTAAAGCTATCTTCTAAAAAAACTAAGTTAGGGTTGAACTTCATAAACGACTTTCACTTGCCCAAAATTTTCAAAGGTTGTGTCTTTAATCAATTCTTTAAAAACAGATATTTTAACCAAGTCGCCTGTCCACGAACCTAATGTGCTTAACTCAACCTTTTTACCTACTTCCCAATAAAACAAAGCAGGAGTTGAAACTTGCACATTGTCAACTAAGACGTAATTGCGTGATGAGAATATCTCAACCCTGACCATATTGCAATGTTCTTCATCTGTTTTTTTGCAGGCGAAATTTATTTGAATGGCTGCAAGTAGGATTAAAACCCTTAGTAATTGGGTATTCATTTTATTTGAGTTGTTGTTTTTATTTAATTTCGCCTTTGAGCCAATCTGGAGCATCGCTTATCTCAACTTTGGTTTCGGTCTTCTCGGTTAGTCCGTTAAGTCGTTGAGTTATAGACGGATTGTAAATGCCAAGCATACCTCCTAAGATTTGATTATCTCTTATTTGTTTCCTTATATGCGAACAGATAGTAACGAAGTCTGCGTAAAGCCCATCTTTATTATCAAAATATTGGTTAACACATCCATATTTATTATAGCAAAATATTTCAAACCCTTCTAAAGTGTAAGGTAGCTTGTACTTATCTGTAACTCTTTCGCCTTCTTTGCCTACATATTGAATTTTAAGCCACTTTTCAGCCTCTAACTCTAAGTGCGTCTTGTATTCTTCAAATGCTTTGAATAACTCTTCAGGTGTTTTAAATATCCTTGTCGGGTGCATAACTTACTTTAATAGATTTTTATAAACTTCAGTTCTTTTAATGTTCAATTTTTCGATGTTCCAATTGTTTTTTACTTCGTTGTAGAGATTAGTAGATAGTTCTGTTCTTAGTTCCTCATTATTAATAAGTTTCTTCATTGCCTTGTACCAATCTTTCTTCTCTACAAATATACAATTTTTGTTATTTAGTCCTATATTTTCGTAAACAGGGTTTTGACTTACGATAACTGCCAAACCTTTTGCCCCCATTTCTAACATCTTGAGGTTTGATTTACAAATGTTAAATTCGGTATGTCTTAAAGGAATTAGACCGATGTCCATAGCATCGTAAGCACTTGCATAGGTGTTTACATCCATTGCGTTTATTCTTGCGTATTGGTTTACGTCTATCTTCCAATTTGAGGTAAATACTTTTTCGTAATAGCCCCAAGTCGGGTCTTTTTCCACATACCCCGATAAGATTAATCTGTACTTATCTATTAAGTCTTGGTCGTGATATAGTTCGTAAAATGGAGTATCTAATAACTCAACGTCTTGTTTGTGGGTTATTGAACCACTCCACCCAATGTGAACCATATCTGGGGATTTTAAC